CTCCCCGTCACCTGTAAATTCTATGTCTGTTGATTCAATATACACATCTTTAGCTAAACCGCCAAGAGTTCTATCTGCTGCTATAGCTTCTTCAACTTCTTTGCTAATTGTATCAATTGTATCATCAAAATTGCTACTAGCTTTACAGTAACCTTCTACTACAACTGACAATTCTCTACTCATAAGACGATTGGTGCCAATAACTATTGGCTCAGACGTTTCATTTTTTGTATATATGACTAAAGATGGCAAGGTATTATCTTGTAATGTGTAAACTCTGGACTCATAAACATTTGATCCAGTAGTGGTTAGACCAGTCAATGTACTTCCAAAATATTCTCTGATTTGCTGTCTAACATGATTTGCCATTATTGAACCTCAAGAAGCAATGAAGTCATGCCTAAATTGTCATGCTCAAAATTTATTACTTTATAATTTGTTGCTGCTTTTATAGTTGTTCCGTCTAAGTTTTTGACGGCTGGAGCAGCTATTGTATCGCCGAAAGCGATGCTTGGTATATCAGTGGTCTTAACTTGTGCTACTGGATTATATCCTTGAACTGGTAGGCCTGCTGTATCAATATCAACATATTCCTGGTTTAAAATTACGTTAATAGAGATGGATGTACCACCCGTGGGTGTGTATGTGACTTGTATACCATGGCCAAAGGTGGCATCCAAATAGCCGTCAAAGTCTCTATCAAACTCCATTGGCATGATTACTTCTTAGCTCTTTTTTTTGTAGGTTTAGTATCAGATTTCTTTAATCCAACACTTCTATCTACTTTTTTTGCTTTTGGTTTTTCTTTATATAACTCTGCTTTTTTATTAGCTACGAGATCATAGCCTTCAGCATTATTGAGTTCAACTACATCACCAACATAAACCCTTTGTTTGTTAGCAACTGTATCTCTTAAAATTAAATATTTATTCATAGTAGAAACGGCAGAGCTATTAACTCCGCCGTTTTTAGTGGTTAATACCATTAGTATTATCCGTCGTTACCTAAACAGAATGATACTGCATTTCTTACAGCAACATCTATCATTTGGATACCAACAACTCTAACTGTTCCAGAAGAAGAGTTAGTGTATGGGTCTACAATGATGTCTAATCCACCAAAGAATCCAACTAATAGGTCTGAGAAGTTACCGAAGTAATGGTCACCTGAAGTAGGTTGGTTAGAAACAACAACACCATAGTTATTAACTCTACCATCTCTATCTACAACAAACTGAGCTGTGCCTGTGGCTTTCTCAGTTGTTTTTAAAGTACCATAATCATCAGCTCTCATAATGTATGAAAGATTGCCGATTAATGCGTTATCAACAGCTACTTGGCTTTCCATATTTACTGTTTCAGCCCATGTAGGGTTAGCACCAGCAAAAGTTACAGTATTAATACCCGCAGTGTTTTTAATACCTGTAGGATTACCTGAAGTACCTGAACCTTCTAAAGCACCAGCATCAATAGCTAAAGCCATGCTTTGTGCGATATCGTTTCTGATAAGATTCTCAACGTCTAAAGAACTTTGTGTTAAAAGCTGTCTAGTGACATCTGTAAAACAACCTAAAGTCTTAGGTGACATTGTTACGCTTCCGATAGTCATTTCTGACTCAGCAACAGCAGTTCCCTCGCTTGATACGAAAGCAGCGGTTGATGTACCAGTTTTCTTAGGAATTTTTACATCGCCTTGTAATCCTCTTAATAATGTAGCACCTGCTGACATTACTGAAGAAGAATTTCTTAAAGCGTCAATAAAATCTCCACCTCTGAAGTCTTGACCAACTATTCCAGCGTCATCGGATGTGTTCAAATCTCTTTGATTCCATTCTCTTAACACTTCAGGTGGTAACATAAGACCTTGTGAGTTTCTACCATATGCTTCTGCAGCAGCAGCTGAGCATTCGAATTCGAATTCAGCAGCTTTTTGTGCAGCTCTATCAGAAGGATTAGCTAAGGCATTAATACCTTTTACCAGGCTAAATCTCTTCATTTCTTTTTTGCTTAGTCCAATGTCTTTTGGAGTTTCTAGGGGCTTACTTGCGATTGTTTCAAGTAATTCACCTCTAAACTCTTCAATTGTTTTGTGTTCAGCGATTGCTCTTGCAGCTAAGTCTTTTTGATTATGTCTTTCAGCTAACTTATAAATCTCTTGCGAGTTTCTTTTTAATTCAGCTTTGACTTCTTCAGCAGATTTAGCTTTAACTTCGTCTAAATTGACTTCGTTATCCATTTTTATCTCCTTAAAAGATTGAGAACGTCCAACACCAACTAGTCTGCTTTGATCTGCTGGAACACTAACAGAAGATACTTCCATTGGCGACCAAGCTGCTCTATATGCAACCTCTTTAGAGTCTTTTATTCTCATTAGTTTATTTACTCGATATCCGACTGAAATATTCATACGGATACCATCCTTCACATCTTCAAACACTTCAGAGGCTAGACGACTTTTACCAAATCGTACTACTGCAATGGTTCTTTTAGCAGTCTCATCAAGTCTGAAATCTTCAATTACACCTATTTGCTTAGTCATATCATGATCTAAAAGCAAAGGTGCTCGGCCAGAATTAATAAACTCCATGTTTACGTCTTCTGCCTTATGACTTAGTATTTCTAAACCAAAGGATCGCTCCACTGGTTCTTCTGAAGATACGCCTATGCGTACAGTTCTTGTATCTTCATCTATAAATTTTGCTCTTGAAAGGTCAATGTTTCTGTATCTAATAGGCATATCAACAACCTTTCGCTCTTCTTCTGGTTCGTCATAGCTTTCTTCTTCTACAACATCCTCTATTTCTTCAGACACTTCTTCAGTTTCTTCTTCTGCTTCATGATGTTTTGCATATTCAACAACAACACTTTCATCAGTTTCAGTTACATTCAAAATATGTCTATCTTCTTTATTTTCCATGCTTTTTTCCTCATTCATTTGTTCAACCAATCTTTTTGACCAGCTATATCCAGCATCTCCGCCCCACAACGCCCATGCTATACGACCATTTGAAGGATATCCCTCTTCACCTGGTCTAAATCCTTCAGCCTTTTTATCAACCTCATGCCTACTAAAAAAACTAAACATTCTTTTAATAGTTTCATCAGATAGATTTTCATTTGCTACTATCTGTCTTGCTCTTACAGCACCAACTCTAGTACCTCCTCGACCAAATTCTTCACGCCAGTCTAAACCTTTTTTAGCTTCAGACTTCATACCATCATTAGGCTTAGCCATCGTTATCTTCTCCGCCTTGTATGTTAGCCTCTACTGGTAGCTTAGCACCAAAAGGCTGATATGCTATTTCAATTCCGTATTGTTTTGCTAATTCTATCTCTTTTTGGTGTTGTTCAAAAAGTTCTTCTGTGTCTCTGCCATAAGCACTGCTAATGTCTGCGTATGTAACTGTACCATTTTGTAAACCAACCACATTGGCTTGCATTTCTTTTAATGGGTCAATCCAAGCAAAGTTTCTTGGAATATATGTTGTAGAAGCTGCAAATTTGTCCACCTTTTCTATTGGTAGTGTTAGATAACCAAAAGATATAGCATTTTCTATCCATTCTTTAAAAATAGGCTCGACCATGTGTTCAATTAAGAATTGCTGCCAAATTTGATACGTGCTTCTGTCCTCTAAAGCACCTTGACGAATTGAAGAGTAATTGACTGACGTAAGATCATTTGATAAAGCATGGTATGAAATATTTAAACCAGAAGCTATGCTTCTTAAAACATTAGATGTAAAGCTGTCAAAAGCACTTGTAGGATGTTGAGGGTCAAAAGATTGGAACGAAACACCTGCTGGTAACTGCTCAAACTGTCCAGCAGCAGCAGTTGATACAGGATTATACTCATCCTCGTATTCACCATCTCCAACATAGCCATCACCATCTGGACTTGTAAAGAATCCCATTTTACTACTTGCAACTCTTGCAGCAACAATTTCAGCTTCTAAATATGCGTTGAGCTGTTTAACATTTGCCATAACAGTTGCAATATTTGTTACACCTCTTGTTTGATTCGGTCTTGTTGGCATATAAATATGAATAATCTCATCTGCTGGTACTCTTATATGCTCGTTATCATTCATATAATTTTTATCGTATGGATGATGTTTGTAAATATGATAGGCAACTGGCTTGTCAAACTCATCTACCTCTACGCCCATCTTAATTTCGTTTCCTGTAGATGTATCGTGTTTGTTTAAATCTTCATCTAAGTAATCAGCCTCTAAAAATTCAATTTGGAAACCAAATTTACTGTCATCTTTTCTTAATTTTCTAATTAAAACTTCACCATCTCTTGCAAGAGCTTCGATAGCTAGTTTTTGACAGTCTAAGAATGAAAGACGGCCATTTGCAGTGCAATTGCCTACTTTTGTCCACTCTTTCCATGCTGCTTCTATTAAATTATTGGCTCTAATATCTAATTTACCAGAATTAACCTGGTCATCTAGTCTTACTTTAGAACTTATTCTAATTCCAGACTTGCCTATTACATTGCTTATCATTAAATTCAAATATCTTGAGATATGTGCATCATTTCTTGATAGTTCTCTTGCTCTATCTCTTAATATTCTTATATTGTCTTTAATTTCCGCGTCAGCAGAAGATGAGCTAGTTACAAAGTCTGCAAATAATCTACCTGTATTTGCTCCAGCGTAACTTCTTTGTGTTTTAAATTTTCTTTTTAACACTGGTTTTTTATTACCAGTATTAAATATTCTGTTATACCATGCCATATTATTTTGTTATGTTAGTTGGGTTTACTGAACCAGTAGAAACAAACTTTACTGGTACTGAGTTTCCAGAGCCTTTGCCATTTCTTATTCTTGATCTTTTTACTTCTCTTTTATATTCAGCGTTATATCTGTCTCTAAATGTCATTAATTCATCAATTGACATTCTTGATAAAGACCTTCCAGCCAAAGAGAACGATGATTGGTCTATTGTGGCTCTACCTTCTATAACAGCCTCAATTGCATCTAAGACTTTTTTAGCATGGCTTCTTAAATCGTTATTTGTATCTAATTCACCATAAACAAATTTAGCCAGTCCATAGTCTAGGGTTATTCTTTCGCTGTCTGAGGTTCTAAATGCGTATAATTGCCATTCCCAATCACCAACACTTAAAGTATCTGTTTCAGAGGATGGTTTTTCAAAATAGTAATTATTATCTGCTTCTGTTGCTGATAATGTAAAGTGATGTGTACCACCACCACCGCTATCACCTGAAAAGTGATAAGTCATAGTGTAATCAGCTAACGGGTAGTCTGTGACCAAGTCTGGTCTTTGCCATGCAAACCTATCTCCTGTCACAAATTGGTCAGGTTCTTGGGTTGGATAATTAGCTCTGTCAAATTTATTGCTCAAGCAAAAACCTCAAAAAATTAGATTAATCTTACTTTATATTAGACTTTTAATTATATTTTGCAATAAAAAAACAGATTTATTTTATTTTTTCCAAGAAGTAGCAAAATTCTCTCTTATTACACGTTTTTTTGGTGTTTTGTTAGCTCTAAGTGGTTGCGACATTATTTTTGTCTCAATAGTGTCATAATTTGGATTTAAGATGTAAATAGCTGCAAAATTATATACAAGAGTATCAAGAGCTTCATTTCTTGGCCTTACCTGTTTCCAGACTAGAGTTTTTCTACCTCTTACAAATTTTGTAATTCTTTTTTCTGCTGTTAGTTGTTGAAAATATTCTTCATCAAGGTCTGAGCAAAAATGCAAACTGGTTTTATCTGGTTCTGCTGCTAATCTAGCAAATATAGCTTCTTTTGCACTATCAGTACCAACACCATATAAAACTGCTTTATTTTTACCAACAAAGGTGGGTCTATTGGCTATTGGCTTTCCTGCTGTTGATAAACCTTTTACAGCAAATATTCTCCTAGCTTGTCTTGGTTTTGTAAAATTATAGACAGCGTTTGTATGATGTCCGCCAGAATCTAAACAAGCACAAGATATTGGCAAAGGTCTACCAGACTCAGTTTTGAATCGTTTTTTTAGATAATTGTCTAATTCTGTCCATACAGTCATATTATTAGGATCACCCCAGAATATCTTGTAATCACATACCCATGCTGCATAATTTTTACCCCAACCAACAAGCTGTAATTCTAATCTGTCCTTCTGTGTATCAACACCTGCGGTCAAAACTAAAACATCTTCTGGGATACTTGTATAGTCATAATTTAGCCTTCTTTCTAATAATGTTTCATATTCAACAGTTTCGCCTTGCTCCTCAAAACTTTCTCCCAAAGCAGTATTAATCCATGTCTTCAACATTTCAGGATTCTTTTTAGCTTCAAGAAAGTTTTTAGCCATATCAGCCCAAGTAGACCAAACTGAGTATAATTCTGAAATATGAAATCCTGCCGTGTCTGATTTAGGTGCGGATGCTATCCATTCGCCATGTTTTAACATCCATTGCTTTTTTGATTCATCTATAACAGAGCCACAGTGCTCGCAAGCATAAGAAGCTGTCTCTGGTTTATCTTCATCCCAAACAACACCTTTCCATTTTAAAACTTGTTTTTCATTACATTCAGGACAAGGAACATGATAATAACGTTTATCTGATTCTTCAAAAGCAGTTTCTATTCTTGATAATCCTTTTATTGTAGGTGTAGAACACATATATATCTTTTTGTTCCAAAAAGTAGTTGTTCTTTTAGTTGCAAGAGATATTGGGTCTCCTTCTGCTCCTGCACTACTTTCATACCTGTCTGTCTCATCAGCTAATACAATTCTTATTGGTCTTGAGGCTAATCCTGAAGCAGAGTTAGAACCGACTATGTTCAAGTTACCACCTGCAAATTTCTTAGATAAAACTGTATTACCACTATCTCTGCTTCTTGGGTCTTTAACACAATTTCTTATCTTCTCAGAATCTCTAATCATAGTAGCCAGTCTATCTTTACTAAATGCTTGTGCCATTTGTAATGTAGGCTGCATAATTAACATAGGTGCTGGGTCTTGGTCTATGTAGTAACCTATAACATTGAGCAATATCTCAGTAGCTCCAACTTGAGCAGACTTCATAAATACTATTCTTTGTATATCAGGATCATTAAAAGCATCCATTATCTCTCTTTGGTATGGTGCGCGATCTGTACGCCATGCTCCAGCCTCTGCTGAAGATTCAGGAGATAATCGTCTGTAGTTATCAGCCCAATCGCTAATCTTCAGATTCGGTGGTGGAGTCCATATCTGGTTTGTCTCCTGAATCACCTTTTCTATATTTTTGAGGTATTCCATTTTGAGCTAACTCATTTAGTGCTTCATGCACTTGTTCCTTTAATATCAATTCTGCTTCTGCATATTTATCAACTGTAATAACTTGATGTGCTATTCTTGATGGTAGTCCTAATAGCTTTGCTCTTGCATTGGCAACATAATCAACCCAAGTATCTTCAACTAGCTTGGATGGTATTAGACTGCCTTCTAACTCTTCAACTTCTAATTCTGCTTTTCTGGCTTGAGCAGCAGTAAGTTTAGTTTTTTCTTCTGCTATGTCTCCAGTTCCGCTTCTTTTATGGTATCCGCCTAATTTTCTTAGGTATGAGATATACGCGACTCTGCATACGTCAATATTTAAAGGACTTCTACCAGGCTTTGAAGGAAGGACACCATCTCTAATCAATTCTGAGACTCTTTTAACTGATAAGTCCAAATGGTCTGCAATCTCTCTCTGTGTGGCCATACAGTGCGTTTATTACCCTATTAAATTTAGACTGTCGCTAAAAAAAGAATGCGATTGTGAATAACCCACGTACATTGCTGTAGAAGAACCTATCATCTGCTAACTATCCTTTTAAGGTTCTTATTTAATATCTTATCCATATTCTTCTGCACAACACCTGTAACTGTTTTATAAAACTCAATTCTTTTTTTATAAAATACTGAATTTTCAAAAGCTATCAACAGTTTGAGTCCTGGATTCTTTTTACCACCAGTCCTTCTCCACACACCATCAATACCCTTTACATTGCCCATAAACTCTTTAGTTCCTTTGACTAATCCAGTTCTTTTACCTTTTATATTACCGAAAGCATTTAGTTTTCCCCTATCTACTGGCACTGGTATCTTGTCTCGTTCAGGTATACGCATACCACCCTCAAATTGTTTCTCTAAATATTTTGCTTGTATGTCAGGAATAAAAACTAAAGCAGACTGATCGTTTGGTTTAGCTTTAAATAACCTAACACCTGTATATGTAAACTTAGTTGGCTTATCTAATTTTTTAAGCAATTGTGCTCTCATAGCATTAACACTTTTAACACCTACTTCATTTATAGAATCAGATACTATTTCTGGCATATGCTTCTTCTGGAAGATACCTAACTTCTTGTTAAGCTCTTTGACATTGGATTCTATCTTAATGCTTACAGTCATTGTTGCACCTTTTTAATTTGTTTATCTATCTTCATAAGTTCTCATAATGTTCTATTAATTTATTAATATACCATACAGACTTCTTACAATCCTGAATATTTGCGTCTTTGTATGATTCACGCCATAAATACTTTAGTGCTGCACCTTTTAAATAACCCTTATATTCCTCTTGTGTTAATGCTGCCTTGATCCCGTCTATACATTCAATAGAGCCTTGTCGGTAGTGTGGTGGTGCGTTTACTAAATCAACTTTATTCTTACTCATTTTTTTTCTTCTCCTTTTTCTTTTTAAATATCTTATCCCAATTTGCATCAATCTTCTTTTTATCTTCTGGCCTACGATTAGACCCTTTACCACCATGCCATTTAGTCATGGTCATTATCCTTAATACAAAAAATACCACATTCAAAGTTGTAAGATTTTAAATCTCTACCTTTAGCATCTACTGGCAGTTCTCTAAGAGGTATTCTTTTGCCTTTATATCTAACCAAGTTAGCACCCAAATCATCTGATAGCTTCATGCGTTCTTGAAATACATCAGGGAATGTTTCTCTTACTAAGTTCCAATAAGTAGGTGAACTAGCCTTAACACAACCAATACAGTTAGCGTTGGGATAGCCAAAAGAATATATCTCAGGTAGTTTGATTCCAGCTTCTAACAAAATATCAAAACAACCCTGCTTAGTTATATTCTCATCAATCAATACAGTTAATAAGTTATCGTTTTGATTGTCTCTAAACCTTACAGCTCTTTTTTCTTCATCGGCAGTAAAACCAAGAACAATATAATCAGTTGGATTATTAATCTCCCAAACCTGTCTTGCATGCTTCTTTAAGTGTGTAGTGCATGGTGCTCCAAAATTACCAGCCATATATTTTCTTTCCTTCCAAACAGTCTCACATGAGTAGTCAGGAAATTTTGGATTAATTGCAAACTCAATCTTCACACCCAACCATTGCTCAATATCTTTTAAAAATCTCTGATTATCTTTATGCTCCTCTTTAATAGGATTATTGACCACCCTTACCCTGTTTGTATCTCCATATAAATCAATAGTTTTCTTAGCTGCTACAGCACTTGCAGCTCCACAACTAAACCAAACTGTAATATCTTTATTTTTTATTTTTTGCATTTTCCCACACTTTTAGTTCTGTTTTCTTTTTATCAATGTAGATGGCAAGGGATTCAATCTCGGACTGAATAAGCCTTATGTTTTTTTCATATCTTTTTATATGAACTTTATCAATTTTTCCCATAATCAACTCTCTGTATATTGACTGATTTATCTAATTTGCTTAATAGCTCCTTTGCTCTCATAAAATCTTGGGGGATACATCTTAATAATTCTTCTATGCTAAATATCATAATATCTTTTTCTTTTTTATGTATTTGCTCTAGTACCCCTTTCTCGTCATCTGTATCACAAACAAGAGCTGTCTTTTTATCAAAGTTAAAACATTTGCAATTAGGTTGAATCATAATGTAGCCACTTTTTTCGCATTTGATATTTAACTGCTCATAAGCTCTTATCATCATATCAACCATAGTAATTTGCTTTTTAGGTGGATCAGAACGTAAAGAATCTTTTAAGAGTTGCTCTGCTCTACAAAACTTTATCTCAAAATCTACACCTGTCATTTTAAAGATACGTTTTCTATGTCCCCACTTAACACGAGTCTCTAATTCATAGATTCTTAATTCTTTTAATTTATCTTCTAAAGTTTCTTGTATATATGTTTTCATAATTTAACACCTAAAGTGGGCGATCATAATTTGGGTGTTTGGGTGTTCCTAAAGGAACACACCCCACCCCACCCAAAATATTTAATGATTTACACCCAAATACACCCAAAAATACCCAAGCTACACCCAAACTAACACCCAAACTAATCATTTAAAATTTGACTGTAATCCACCATATTCCATGTGCTGATATCCTACACGGGTTATATGTTTTACTAAACTTTTATTAACTAATTCTTTTAATCTGTCAGCTATGGCTTCTTTTTTCATTGGATTCTTACCATCCATTATTCTTCCTTCTAAATCAGTAGGCATATATAACTGATCTTGCGGATTTTCTGGATTGTCTAATCTTGCACAATCTTTTAAAGCATCTAATACTTTCTGTTGTTTAGGACTGATGACCTTATCTGTATTTTGTATAGGCATTTCATTGTCTTCAACCTTAACCAAAACAGCAGACTTTTTATCTTTGTTTTTACCTAGATTCTTTACAGTATCCATTCTAAAGTTAATAGACGGCATATTCATATCTTCTTTGTTAAGAGTTTGGCTCATTTTTACATACATAACCTTCTCCTCTACACCTGCCACACCAACAATATTATCTTGGTCTTTTCTTTCGATATAAAACTCAGAATCAACAGAAGCAGGTAACACACTAGAGCCTCTACCTCTTCTGATCCCATTAGATTTACTACCAGCATGACCAGTATGATGAATTAACATTATGCAAGCACCAGTCTCAAACTTTAGTCTGTCAATCCTTTGTATAAAAAGATTCATGTCAGACGTGCTGTTCTCGTCGCCAGAACCAAAGTTTCGTTGAAGGGTGTCTATGATAATTAAGCCCAAACTACCAATTTCGTTTTTAGCTTCATGTGCTTTTTCTAATAATTTCTCATACTTTTTATCATCTAAAATACCAACAGCCCTTTTACTTACTTTAAAAGGTGCGCCTTTTATAGATTTCTCAAAATGCTCTTCCCATGCTAGCAATCTTTTAAAAATAGACTTTTCACCCTCACCACATAGATATAAAACACCTGTCTTTTCTGTTTCGTATCCATACCATTGCTTACCAGTTGCAACAGACAGCATCATAGAAATGCCAACAAAACTTTTACCAGCCTTAGGCTCTGCATAGACACTAGCAACAGTACCTTTTTCTAAAATTTTATCTATTAACCATTCTGGTGGCGTATCGTTTGCTTCCATCTCCTCATAATCTAAAAATTCAACATCATCATTTGGTATATATTTTTTATTGCTTTTTACATAATCTTCTAGCGCTTGCGAATCTTTAAAATAATTAGATGCAAACGCATCGTATAAGTCATCTTTTTCTGCAAAATCTTTAGGTGGTTTTATAATACTAACCTTACATTTGTTATCTTTTAGATATTCATATAATTCCATAGCACATTTATCACCAGCTTCATCGTTATCTGGCCATATCCAAACATTGCGGCCAAAAATAGGTTTCCAATCTACCTTATTCCAGCTGTTAACTCCACCATGCCATGTAGCACTATCACCTTCATATATTGCCTCACATCCTCTTAGAGCCTTCTCACCCTCATTTATTATGATCGGCTTGTCTTTATGCTTATTTGTAAAATAAATAGGTAATTTGCCCTCTGGTCGCTTCATAGACCATGTTCCATCATCATTAAGACTAAAAGGTGCATATTTCATAGGTAAATTTGCATGACGCAATACCATAAAATTATCTGCATATTTTAGTTTTACTTCTGCTGTTCTATAAAGCTCAACCATTTTTTCCCTTGAGAATGACCTAGCATTGCTTGTGGTTTTATTTTTAGGGGTATCAAAACCACTTAATAAGGAGTCATTAGATTGCAATGCTAAGTCATAACCGAACTGTTTTAAAACTGTATTGACATCTTGATTA